TTGACGTTCAATCCTGACCACGGCATCTGCTTTTTCTTTTTCAAGAAGTTCGCGTTTTGCTTTTAATGCCGCATCTTTTGCCCTCTTAAATTTAGTCACCGCAAATCCAGCAAAGTCACTTGGTAAAAGGTAGTGTTTTCTCATTAAGACAACTCCTTTTTGCGCTTGTCTTTTGCTGCCATTACCTTTGCTTGCCATACCGCATCCCCGTCACAGGACGCATAGGCGGCGTTGTAAGTAGTCTTGAGTGTTGCCATATCAATGCACGCCTCGATTGCCGCCAGGTGATCTGCCATCATGCCGGGGTCAACTTTTGTCGTGGGCTTGGCTTCTAGGCGGCGTGATGCGGCATTTCCATCGTCATCCTCTGGAGCAATACCACAGGCAGCTTGTAGGCTATATCTACGGGCATAGGTCAGGGCACTTCCAAATCCCTGTGCGTCATGCTTGACCGCAGGAACGTGCAAGATGCCGCCTTCCATAACCTCGCCAGATTCGTGAACAAAAATTGTCTCAACCATCACCCCATCTTTGCATTCGTAGGTTTTCTGGATCAAGGCAATACCGTTGTCGTTAAGCGCGTCAATGACAGCCTCAACACAAGCCGATAGATCAGCATAACGTGACCGGAAATGCGGGTTAGATGAGGTTTTAAGCGCAGGGCCAAATGCGCGTTGTGCTTTCACAAAGGCGGAGGCAATTTTGGGTTGAATAGGTGTTTCCATGATGTCTCCTCAGTCGTTGATTTCGCGCTGAAGGTCTTTCAGGGCTTCAACCGTGTTGTTGTAGATAAAGCAGAGTTCCATGATCTTTGTCTCAAGGCATCCCACCTGGTACTCGTTACGCATAGGGTCATCAATTGCGAAATGGGCATCACGGTAAGAACGAATGCTCTCAATGATTTGTTGTGCGTTCATGTTCAACCTCCAAAAACGATCATGGCAACTAGGAAACCTGCAGCGAATGCGTAGACATACCGCAAGACCTTTTCAGGTTGTTCGGCTCTATGACCAACCGTGTAGGTGGCATCTGCAAGGTTGCGGGGGGTTTTGTAGTTCTTCATGTGTTTGCTCCAGTTAATGCTCAAAAGAAGGGGCCGTAGCCCCAGGAATTAGTGTGCAAGCAATTCCAATTCGCGTTGCGCTTTTTCGATCGCTTCTTTTTTGGGAATGTCAAAAAATGCAGCATCAGCAGTCGAGGTGACTATTTCAACCTGCCAATCAGGATGCTTTGCTTTGGCGCGTGCCATTGCGAGTTGCGCGAAAACGGGGCTCATGCTGACAACGCCACCGCGAGTCGCCACGTTGCCGTTAATGTCAAGACCGCCGCCCATGCCGGTTTTACCAGCCAGCTTGTCGGCAAAGTAAATGGTGACGCGATTTGTGTTGCTGGTGTTCATGTTAAGTGCTCCAAAAAATACCGTATGCGTTGCGCTCCGGGATGACTGAACTATAACCTAGCTTATGCTTGTGTCAAATGTTTTTTTGTAGGGACTTACCCTAACACGACAAAGTGTTGTTTTTGTATAATCTGGCTTATGTCAAAGGAACATTTTATTCGTCTTGCAGGCTCACAGCGTAAGCTAGCTGATTTGCTTGGCATTAGCCAGGCGGCAGTTGCCCAATGGAAAACAGTTCCCAAAGCACGAATTTGGCAATTGCAACTGTTACGTCCAGAATGGTTTAAGTAGGGACTTTCCCTAATGTGTTGGTTTTTCACAAAGGAGTTTGAAACATGAAAAAAGCAATCATTGCCGCCTGGTTTGCCCTCTCAGCCACTATGGTTTGGGCGTCTTGTACTACCCACACGATCATGTCCGGTGGTCGTATGGTTACCTGCACTACCTGTTGTTTTGGAAATAATTGCAACACGACCTGTTTCTGAGTTATAGTGTTTTGAAACCCGGCTAGGTGGGGGGTAGCTACCCCGCCGAAAAGCGTCTAGACCCCGCCTGCCGATGGTTTCCCAAAGGGTCTTGTTTGGGTCTTGTATGCACTACTACAACTTTCACATTGGTGACTATGCAAGTCACACACGGCATTTGACCGTAATAGAAGATTGCGCTTATCGCAGACTTCTGGATTACTACTATCTTCACGAAACTCCCATTCGACAGCGTGATATTGCACGCCAGATCAACATGAGGGAGCACGAACAAGATGTGTTGACGGTGTTGAATGAGTTTTTTGTATCTACCGAGAACGGGTTTATAAACCCCCGCGCAGACGCAGAAATTGACAGTTTTCACGCCAAAATTGAACAAGCCTCACGCGCCGGTAAAGCGTCTGCTGAACGGAGGCTTAACGCCCGTTCAACGGACGTTCAACCAACCAATAACCATAAACCAATAACCAATAACCATATACACACACCTGACGGTGTGGATAACTTGGTTTGGCAAGACTTCCTGCAAATCCGCAAAAAACGCCGAGCACCCATCACAGACCGGGTTGTCGAGGGTTTGGCAAAAGAAGCCAAGACTGCTGGCGTATCCCTGAATGACGCCCTCAAGGAATGCGTGCTACGTGGCTGGCAATCCTTCAAAGCCGATTGGGTTGCGCCAAAACCATCCCTAGCAGACATTGCCAGAACCACCGTCCCCGGAACCAAAGAACGCGACCCGGCCCTTGTCAAACTGGATGAGGACAGGAAAAGAGCCGCGCCACCACCTTTAGAAGTTCTGGCAAAGATGGCAGCATTGAGGGGAATGAAATGACCAACACAGAAGCGCACCAAATTCTTGACGGAATTAAAAATGGTATCCCGACCCCGAAATACAAAATCACGCTCGCCTTACTCGTCACCGGCGACCTTGGAATTTCTACGCGACACGGAAGCGCGGGAATGGATCAGGAGATACCGGGAGAAAGCCAAAGAGGTTGGCCCCAACGAAGCCAGGATGTGGTGGGACAGAATCATCAGTCACATTACCAGGCTGCGCGGTGAAGATGCCGCTTTTGATTTACGCCAACGAATGAACAGGTTTAACAAATGACTTTTATGCTTCACTTCCACGTTGAGGGCACACCAGTTCCCAAAAAGCGCCCCAGATTTCGCCAATTCAACGGCATCGTCCAGTCCTACACCGACAAGGGAACCCGGACGTATGAGGATCATGTGCGCTTGACCTCACAAAACGCCATGGGATCGAACGAGCCTCTAGAAACCCCTGTAGGCGTTTATTTGTACATCAGGCTAGGTATCCCTAAGTCGCACTCTAAAAAACGCACAGAGGACTGTTTAACGGGCTTGGAGAAGCCAATTAAGAAGCCTGACATCGACAACCTTGCCAAATCCCTGTTGGATGGCATGAATGGGATTGTTTTTAAGGACGATTCTCAGATCGTTTCGTTGCACTGCACAAAGGTGTATTCGAGTGAGCCTGGCGTTGACATCATGGTAAAGGAGGAACTGGAATGAGTGAGAAGATTGATCTAAACCCGTATGAGACTGAAGTACGGAATAGAACCATTGAGGAAATTGCCCGAGCAATTGAGCAATTTAAGGCTTTTGGGCCAAACACATTGGCTAGTTTTGCTGTATTTATAAGGAGCATGAAACGTGAGTGATTGGCCTTTTCCACCTTTTCCGTTACCTCCGTATAAAGAACCTCGGGGGCCGAAATATCCGTCTGACGCAGAGGATGCGCCTTTGTGAATGACGCCACCGAATCATTGCTGATTATGTTGGGATTAATTGGCTTGGTCGGGTTTGTTTTCTTTTTAATAGTGCTTGTAATGGTGAAAAAATGAATGATGAAACAGAAGAATTGAAAGCATTGGTTTGGTGGGAAAAGAAACGCCTTTATCGTTTAATTGGCGCTCCTGATTGCCGTGATCCAGACCATCCGGGTTGCGAGAGATGTAATGAGGAGGACAACGAATGAGCCCCGAAAAAGCCGCCGAATCCATCCGAGAGAAAGCGCCACGGTTTGGTCAGGCAAAGGGGCGTAGGACGTACTTGGAGGAGTACAGAAGGGTTCAGAAAGCCATTCTGATGAAAGATGCGCTTACCAAGGGAATCGAGGCAGCAAACGCCCAGGAGCGTGAGGCACTAGCCGACCCTGAATATAAAGCCTTATTGACGGAACTTCAGGATGCCATTGAGGTTGAGGAAACGCTTAAATGGGAACTGGAAAGCCACCGGCTAGACATTGAGATTTGGCGAACCCGTCAAGCAAGCGCAAGGCTACAGATCAAGAGTCACGAATGATCCACTATCACGGACTACCAATTAACCCATCAACAGCGGCGCACAAAGCCCTTGATGCGGGACACGCTTTTGTGTCTTTTGCTCACTCCTACCAGTTGTCCATTGCAATTGAAGTTTGCCAATCCTTTGCGATAGATAACGGGGCGTTTTCTGCTTGGAAAAGCGGCAACCCGGTAACGGATTGGACTGAGTTTTACGATTGGGCGCTAAACGTCAAGAAAGTACCGTCATGCGACTTTGCCGTTATTCCAGATGTAATTGATGGAACGGAGGCAGACAATGATGCGTTGCTGAAAGACTGCCCGTTTCCCAATTGGTTTGGAGCTCCTGTCTGGCACTTGCATGAAAGCCTAGAGCGCCTTGAGCAACTGGCAAACACCTACGCAAGAGTCTGCATTGGCAGTTCTGGCGACTTTGCAACCGTTGGCACATCAGATTGGTGGTCAAGAATGGGGCAAGCCATGAGGGTCATTTGTGACGACATGGGCAGACCAGTATGCAAATTGCATGGATTGCGAATGCTAGACCCGGCTATCTTTTCCAAATTCCCCTTTTCCTCTGCCGATTCCACCAATATCGGGCGCAATGTCGGCATCGACAACAAATGGAAAGTGGGTAATTACCAACCTCCAACCAAAGAAATGAGGGCGCAGGTCATGCGTTCTCGGATTGAAGCATTTAACGCCCCGGCAACCTGGGGATTTCCGCAAGTTGAACAAGGACTTTTACTGTGATCTATCCCGCAATTTACATCGCCAGCCTAGTCGCCGCTAACCTTCTGGTTGCCTTTATTGGGCCTTGGTTTAGCGTCATCAATTCTTTTGTCCTGATCGGGCTAGACCTGACATTGAGAGACAAATTGCATGACAAATGGAACGGAAACCCACTAAAGATTGGTGGGTTAATTGTTGCCGCAGGATTGATTAGTTATCTGCTCAACCCCGCAACAGGCCAGATAGCGATTGCTAGCGTGGTTGCCTTCTGCCTGTCTATGGCGGCAGATTCATTTGTCTATCAGAAACTAAAAGACCAACCCTGGGAGAAGCGCACCACAGCATCCAATCTGGTCGGGGCGGGGGTTGATTCAATCACCTTTCCAACCATAGCATTTGGTGGGCTGATGCCTGAAATCGTTGCTATGCAGTTTGTCTCAAAAGTGGTCGGTGGCTTTGTTTGGACAAAACTAATTAAATGAAGTTCCCAAAAACCCAATACGTTAGGAGCAAGAAACTCCTTAAACTGGTTGCAGGTCTGGACTGTCAATGGTGCGGGTCAGGCCAGCAAGTACAGGCGGCTCACAGCAATTGGGGCGGCGGGAAGGGACGGGGAATAAAGGCAAGCGACAACGAAATTGCTGCGCTTTGCTTCTGGTGTCACTACCAGATAGACCAGGGTAAGGAGTTGTCCAAAGAGGAGCGAAAAAACAGGTGGGAACAGGCCCACCTGAAAACTCTCCAGAGTTTGGCAACTGCCGGGTTGTGGCCCGAGGAGATTCCGTTTACGGATCAGTATTTACGCATATTGGGCAAAGGGGCGTCTTTCTGTGAGCCTCCCTGCGGGTGAGCGCGATCCATAGGC